ATGGTCAAGAATCCTCAACCACTTGACGCAGTTACTTGGGTAACTCGCGACAGCATCCGCCCAAACGACTACAACCCGAACAACGTCCCGCCGCCGGAATTCCGTCTACTCAAGGTGTCAATTATCGAGGACGGTTGGACCCAACCTATTGTTGTCCACCGCGAGAGTAGTGTCATCATCGACGGAGAACACCGGTGGACAGTTGCCGGCGACAAGGAAATAGCGAAGCTGACGGGGGGCAAGGTTCCCGTGGTTTACGTTGATGGAGACCTAAACCACCGCATGATGAGTACGATCCGGCACAACCGCGCCCGTGGCGAGCATGGGGTCTTGCCAATGGCCGAGATCGTCAAGGCGCTGCTATCTGGTGGGACGGATAAGGAAGACGTAATGTTTCTATTGCAGATGGAAGACGAGGAAGTCGAGCGGCTTGCCGAGCGCGCAGGAATGCCGGAAGTGGTGAGCCGCAAACAAAAAGAATTCAACAAAGGGTGGATACCAGGATGAAAGGTCGCATCCCAACCCCGACGAAGATCCTGGAGGCCCGCGGATCGTGGCGGGCGAAGACCCGCACGGGCGAACCGCAACCGGCCGCAGGTCTGCCGGAGTGCGCGGCTGCGTTGTCTCCGGCGGAGCGGCGGATATGGGACATGCTCACCGGGCAGTTGCTCGCCGTGGGTCTGCTCACGGTCAACGACGGGTTGATGATCGCGCGCTACTGCACGTTCTTCGTGAACTGGTCGATCTGCAAGGACCGCATTGCGAAGGATGGCATGTTGCTCGTGGTGAAGGCGGATGACCCGGACAAGTACATGGCCAAGCCGGCGAACGGCCCGGCGATCACCGGGTTCGAGGAGCACCCGTTGCTACGCGAGTTCCACCGGCTCGACAAGGCCATGAAGGCCATCGAGGTCCAGTTCGGCTTGACGCCGGCCTCGCGGGCGCGGATGAGCATCAACCACGAGCCGGAGTCGAATGACCCAATGGAGGCGCTGTTCAAAACGTCGATGAACTGATGATGAAATTCACGGCCGATTTTTCTCGATATTTTCAGACTGATTCTTTCACAATCTCGATTAAGGTCAGCATGATTATTTCAATAAAGGAGAAGTCGTATCTTGAAAACCGACTTGAGAGAACGATTCGCGAGCACTGTCTCATGAATGAAAGTGGCGCATGGCCTCGTGATACCTATTCGTTTTCTTGGATAGATTTGCCTTGCGGTGGCGCTAGCGGAGTCGCCGTTATTCCAATCAACTTGACATCAAAAGCTATGTCAGAAGTTGAAAAAGATGTTGATGTATTTCTGACGGCTCACTTGAGATTATGATGCCGGCAACCCTATCACGTCCGAAGAAGAAGGTCGCGGCGGCCTGGCGAAAAATCCTGATGGGCCTGCCCGGCTACGATCCGTTCGCGCAGGCCGGTGAGGCGTGGTTCGACGTAGCCGCGGCGGAGCGCGCAATTAAGTTTTGCGAGACGTGCATCATCATGACCGAGGGGGACCGGGCCGGGGAGCTGTTTCGGCTCGAACCATTTCAAAAAAGCATCGTCGCCAACCTGTTCGGATGGAAGGTCAAGGACGAATCAGGGCGAATCGTGCGGCGCTACCGCGAGATGCTGTTGTACATCGCGCGCGGAAATGGGAAGACTGTTTTTGCAGCCATCCTCTGCCTACTGTGCCTGTTCCTCGACAATGAACCGGGCGCGCAGATTTACGGGGCCGCGAACACGAAGGACCAGGCGGTTCTACTCTACCGGCACGCCAAGGGCATGATCGAGAAAGCGCCGGCGCTCAAGTCACGGTGCAAGCTCTATGATTCCAGCAAGACCGTGACCTTGCTGGCGGACCCGCTCGCGTTCTACCGAGCGATCCCCGCCGAAGAGGCGCCTGCATACGGCTACAAGACGCACGTTGCCCTGATCGACGAACTGCACACGCAGCCGAACCGGAATCTCGTTGACGCGCTCACGTCATCCATGGGCACGCGCTCGCAGCCGCTCACGATCTATATGACGACGGCGGACTACATGCGGGAATCATTTTGCAACGAGGTCTACGATCGCGCCTGCCAGGTCCGCGATAACAGCATGTCGCCTGGGGCCGGGTATTGTGATCCTCGATTCCTGCCGATCATTTTTGAGGCGCTGCCCGACGAGGATTGGACGGACGAGGCGGTGTGGGCCAAGGCCAACCCGAACCTCGGCGTGTCCGTCAAGATCGGTTTCCTGCGCGATGAATGTCGCAAGGCGCAATCGACTCCGGCCTACGAGAACACGTTCCGCCGAATGTACCTGAACCAGCGTACGCAATCTGACGTGCGCGCGATCCCGGCGGACCTTTGGGAACCGTGCGGGTTTGGGGCCGGCCCTGTCGAATGGCGGGCGCGGGTGCTGCGCGATATGGTCGGGCAACCGTGCGTTGCCGGGCTTGACCTCGGGGCCGTCAATGACCTGACGGCCTACGTGCTGCTGTTTGACGCGATGCGTCCGAAGGTGGTGTTGCCGTTTTTCTGGGCGACGGAGGCCGCGGTGGAACGGAGGCGGCGTGAGCGAGTGCCGTATGACTTGTGGGCGCGTCAGGGCTTTTTGCTTGTCAACGGTGGCAACGTCGCGGATTATGGTAAGATCATCAGAGAGGTACTGGACCTGGCAACCAAGTACCCGCTGCGGTCTGCGCACACGCTCGGCAACCAGTACATCGGGAGTTTCATGCTGGCGGTAGACCGGCTCTTCCAGGCTGCCCACGTCTGCAATCAGTTGGCGGACAGCGGGCTCAAGACTCTGGAATTCGGGCAGGGCTTCGCGAGCATGGCGCTCCCTGTGAAGCGGCTATTCGAGATGCTCGGGGCGCGCGAGATCGACCACGGCAACAACCCGGTTCTGGCGTGGATGGCCGGCAACGCCTCGATAAAGACGGACGAGGCTGGTAACATGAAATTCGACAAGCGGAAGTCGGGGGACAAGATCGACGGCATTGTGAGCCTGACCATGGCGGCCGGGCTGTCGGAAGCGACGCCGATTAATGATGTGGTAAATCCGGGGATTATATTTTGAGGGGATGAAAATGCGGCAGTTAGTCACGAACCCAAGAAAGCTCCGAAAACTCAAGGCGGCCACCGGCTTAGACATCGAATATGTAAAAGTTCGCGGAGGAACCGACCATCGTTTTGATTTGTTCTGTACTGATGGAGTGATGTATTATTTCACTTTTGGGTCTATTCCTGAGCCGAGCGATTGCAGGCGGCAGGAAGACGGGAGCTGGCGATACTTCCCAGGTGGGATAGGCGCAGGGAAAACTTCATGAGCCGAATCATGGAAATCTTATCGGCGGCGCGTCTAATCGTTTCGCCGGCATGGATCAACGACACGCTCGCCGTCCTGGGAGTCGGTCTCGTGGCGTGGGGGTGCGGTTGGATTTACGCGCCGCTGGCGCCGATGGTCGTCGGTGTCATCCTCATTTACCTGGCAATCTCCGGGGCGCGCAAGCGAAGGGGGCGAAATGATTCTTGAGCGAATCTTCGGCGCGACGCTGGACGATCCGCAGTTCACGCTGCAGGACCAAATGGCTGCGGACCTATTCGGCGGTGTGGCGTCGGAAACCGGCGTCCGCGTCAACGCGCAGACGGCAAACACCTACTCGCCGTGGTATCGCGGCATCAGCCTCATCTCTCGCGACTGCGCGAAGCTGCCGATCTATGTCTACCGGAAGATCGAGGCCGACGCGGAAGGTGTCGGCGGCGGCAAGGAAAAGTTCACCGACCACCAGTCCTACGCGATCCTGCGGCGCAAAACCAATCCGATCATGACGGCATTTCATTTCAAGATGTTGCTCACGTCTCACGCGATGACGAGCGGGAACGGTTACGGCTACATCGTCCGGGCTGGTGACGGCTTGGTGCTGCCGGTGAGCGATGGCGGCGGGATATTCCCGATGGACCCGCGCAGCACCTACCCGGTCCGCGAGACGATTGAGAACGACGCTACCGGCTCGCTCATCAGCTCTCGACTGTGGTACGTCACGCAGGTGAACGGCCAGCAGCGGAAGATTGATGCGGAAGACGTGCTGCATATCAAGGGGGTGGGCTTCGATGGGCTGGTCGGTTATGACGTTGTGAGCATGGCGACGAACACTATCGGGCGCGGCATGGCGCACCAGAAATTCGCGAACAAGTTTTTCTCAAATGGAATGCACTTGAAGGTCGTGCTTGAAACGCCGAACGTGATTCAGCCGGAGGTCGGGAGACAAATCATTGACTCGTGGAACCGGATGCAGGGCGGCCTCGAGAACGCCCACCGCACGGCGATCCTGCACAGTGGGCTCAAGGCGAACAGCCTGACAAGCACGGCGCGAGACGCGCAGTTCATCGAGGGCGAAGAATTCAATATCAGATTCATTGCCGATTTCCTCGGCATCCCGCCGCATAAGCTCGGGGCCAAGACGGGCGAATCCTACGCGAGTAAAGAGCAAGAGAACCTCGACTATCTTTTCCAGGCCCTCGATTTCTGGCTTTCAGCATGGGAGGACGAGTGCTGGGATAAGTTGTTGACTGAATCAGAAAAAGAAGGTGAAGAGGTTCACGTCGAGTTCAGCCGCGAGAAACTTTTTGAGGCGGACCTGAACACGAAGGCGACGTACTGGAGGACAGCGCTAGCCGGGCAGCCGTGGGCGAAAGTGAATGAGGCGAGGTCATCGTTCAATATGAACCCTGTGCCGGGCGGCGACGAGATCCTGACGCCGCTGAACATGGGAAGCGGCGCGAGCGGCGTCGCGACGAGCGGCAATGACGATGAAGAATTCGCCGCACCGGATCAACCGGAAGAACCGGAAGATGATGGCGCCGGTGAAGAGGAAGATGACTCGGCAGAGGAAGAAAAAACATCCGCGTTGCGGGCTGCGATCAAGACGAACCTAGAAGAGGCTGTGCGTCGGGTTGTGCGCCGCATTGGCCACGACGCGACGAAGGCGGCGACGAAGCCGGCGACATTCTGCGATTGGCTGGAGAAAGTACCAGAAGCTCACGGCAACATTGCTCGCGAGATGGTTCATTCTCCGATGCAGGCGGCATCTGTTATCATGGCGAGTGGCGCGTATGATTCCGGCATGGTCCTGCGTGCTGTCTGCGACAGACTACTCGACTTCACGGGCCGCGTGACGGCGAAGACGTTGGCGGCGGAACTACCGGCGGAGATGGCGCGGCTCGAAACTGAAATTCCCGCGAAGGTGTCGGCCCTGTTTTTCGGAGAGTGAGCCATGGAAAGAATAGGTTCTGTGAATCGGCAAAACAAAAGCGACATCACCCTAGAGAACTGCGTCGATTTGATTCACGCTGTTCCCCCTGGAATTCGCGAGAACTCTCATTGGTTGGCGAGCAAGGCAGTCATCGCCTATCTTGGCAGAAAGAATGATTATGCGCTTTTGTCACGCAGCGCATTTGACGAACCAGGGAAGTTTTTTGGGTATCCAATTGTCGAGTCAAACGAAATGCCTAATAAAATCTCAACCGAACAATGCCCGTTGAAGTTTGTCGATCAACACGATTTGTATTTCGCTGCCATGCTGTGAGGTGGTGAAGCGCGATACGTCTTCGCTCGATACGAGCAATGGAGGTAGCCATGGAACATGAGTGCCTCGTCGGCTGGCAAAACACGATGGATAGTAAAGTTCCAACTCGGGTCCAACTGCTAGAGTTTCTGCGTAAACTTGAGGCAATCGTGGTCGTTGATGTTGATGGGCATGAAATGATTCTGGATGGCCATATCGACATTCCGGATTGGTTGATTCGATTGTGGGACTCACACAAACAGGGGGCAAGCCATGGAACATGACATGAACTGCATTTGCGTCGGCGACCGCATCAAGGTGGTCCCCGGATACGAGCACGTACCCGGTCAGGATGTCGGCGTCGTCCGGCAGGTCATTGACGGCGCGCTCGGAATCGAGTTCGATTCCACTCCCGGCGAGGTCCACCAGTGGTACGTGCCATCGGAGGTGATGGTCACGGAAGCAACGGAGGAGCCTCCGGAAGAGGAAGAGGCAGAGGCAGTAGAGCCTGAAGAGCCGGCGGAAGGCGCACCCATGGAGATGGCTCGGCGCGGCGGGAAGATCAACCGAATCATGACCGTGTTCTACCGGGAACCGCTCGCAATCCTACCCGCGAAGATGATGGAGATCATCGCATTCCTGAACGCCCGCGCGGCCTACGTGTCTCGCATGACTGATGCCAATGGGAGATCGGTCGCCGTCGATTCGGTCAAAGCCGACCAATACCAGCGAGAGCGGCAGAGCCGTGAGGCTGCGCTACTCGCCACGATCCAGGCCATCGACCACGGCGCCGTCCGCCGATCCGACGGCGTGGTCATGTCTGGCCGGGTCGCGGTCTTGCCTGTGTTCGGCATCCTCGCCCAGCGCGTCGGCATGATGGAGCGGTCCTCCGGCGGCATCAGCACGGAAGAGATCGGGGCCACGCTGGACGGGCTGGTCAGCGACAAGCAGATCAAGGCCGTGGCCATGGTCTACGATTCGCCGGGCGGATCGGTTGCCGGAGTGAAGGAACTCGGCGATAAGATTCGCGCGGCGCGTGACCAAAAGAAAATCGTCGGCATCGCGGACCCCATGGCGGCATCGGCGGCCTACTGGTTGCTCTCCCAATCCAGCACGGCGTGGGTGAGTGAGACCGGGCAGGTCGGTTCGATTGGGGTCATCACCGGGCACGAGGACATTTCAAAGATGGAGGAATCGCTCGGCGTCAAGACGACTCTGATTGCAAGCAGCCCGTACAAGGCCGAGGCGAGCCCCTACGGCCCGTTGTCTGACGAGGCGCGGGCGGAATTGCAAAGCAAGGTCAACGCATACCACCAGATGTTTGTCGAGTCCGTGGCCAAGGGGCGCGGCGTCAAGGCGGGCGTGGTCGAGAAGACGTTCGGCGGCGGGCGCATGCTGATGGCGGAACAGGCCAAGTCGGCCGGCATGGTGGACCGGATCGGCTCGCTGTCCGATGCCGTTCGCAGGCTCGGGGGCGAGGTCAACGTCGCGGCGGAATCGGGCGCAACGTCGATCATCGCGCGGGGGACGCCGCGAACCGCCGCCATGGCACGGGCGCGGGCGCTTGAGGTTTCCGCGAAATAATCCGCAGATGGAAATTTCTTATTGACTTTATCGCGCCGCCGTGCGTATCATATCTTCGTTGCTTGGCCGCAATCCGTAGCGCTTTGATTCACGCCAGCTTCTCCGGCTCAATTCGCCGGCCAAGCAATTTTGCTGGGGGGCTGGCGCGCATTGCAACCCATTTTTTTTCAGGAGTCATGTATGGCACTCGCATCGAAGCCGACCCGCAACGGCCAAGTGGCCGCGCCCGTCAACCGCATCCAAGATGCCTTGGCCTCGACGGAGCAGATCGTTATCCCCAGGATCGAGCCGAAGATCGTCGAGATCGAGATCATCGGCATCACACCGCTACTCGTTTGCGCGTGGTCAAAAAAGGCAAAGCAGCAGATGCTCGACAAGCAGATGAAGAAGGCGACTCGCGGCAAAGAGGCGAAAAACCCACAGGCCGACTACCTGGCGAGCCTGTACACGTCAACGGAAGGCTGGACCGGGATTCCCGCCGGCGGGGTCAAGGGCTGCATGGTTGCGGCGTGCCGGGCGACGGATGTTGCCATGACCATGGCCAAGCGCATGATCTTCGTCCGCGCCCAGGGCAAAACGGCAGAGGGTCAGGATTTGGTCCGCATCTATGGCGAGCACCAACTGCACGAGGCCATGGTTCGGATCGACAATGGGGGGACGGCGGACATCCGCTACCGGGCCATCTATCCGGCGTGGACGGCGAAGCTGGAGATCGAGTTCCTGGCGAGCATGATCTCGGCTGAGCAGATCGCGAACCTGGTCGAGTTGGCGGGGTTCGTGGAGGGCTTGTGCGAGCATCGGCCAGGCGCGCCAAAGAATAACACGGGGTCGATGGGGAGGTTCCAGATTCGCCGTTCTGAGTAACCATCGCCAGCATCGCAACGCATCGCACGGCATCGCATCGCAAAGCATCGCATGGCAAACCATCGCCAGCAGAGCATGGCACTGCACCGCACCGCAAAGCAGGGCAATGCACGGCAAACCACCGCCAGCCTCGCAACGCACTGCAACGCAACGCAAAGCAGGGCAAACCATCGCCAGCAAGGCAAGGCAATGCACCGCAGGGCACGGCATCGCATCGCAAACCATCGCCAGCAAGGCAATGCAATGCACCGCAATGCACCGCAAAGCAATGCACGGCAAACCATCGCCAGCAATGCATCGCAGGGCAGGGCAGGGCACAGCATGGCCCGTTCGATGTTGTGACAGAATTTCCAAGATTTATTTTTAGCCTGGGGGCAGTGACGCCATGACCCGAGCCCAACGCATCCGCGAACGCCAACGCCGGTTCGCCGAGTGGCAGCTGGCCCAGGGCATCGAGCCGCCGCAGGATGAGGACCATGACGATAGTCCCGTCGAGGAAATGTACGACCTGGGGGGCGAGGCATGAACTGCAAACTGGTCTCCTACACCCACGCGGCAAACGGCCTGTCGCTGTTCATCGTCCCAGAAACGGACGCCGAGCGGGAACTGCTCAGCGCCCTGTGGAAACACGGGGAGTTGTCGAGGTGCAACGGCGTCGCGGACCGCAGCGAATCAGGATTTTGCGTCAGCTGGAAACTGGAGAACCGCGAGGTTGCGCCATGAAAGAAATTATTTTCAGCTTGACTCCGGCCATGAGCGCCGAGGTTGCCAGAATCATGGCAACCACAAACTTGCGCGATGAAGGCGAGTTATTCCAGCGGGCGTTCACTCTCCTGAGAATCCACGTCGAGGCCGCGATGAACGGCCACACGATAGAGTTGGTCACGTCGCGCGATCGGAGCGCGATCGTCTTGCCTTTCACATGCCAGTTGGGGGACCGGCACTGACCAAAGCCAAGCTCGCCATCGACATATTGATCCAGAGGCGGCTGATCGGCAAACCACCGCCAGCCTCGCAACGCACTGCAACGCAACGCAAAGCAGGGCAAACCATCGCCAGCATCGCAATGCACTGCATCGCATCGCATGGCAGACCATCGCCAGCATTTTTTCTCTTTTAGGAGCCAGTCATGGCAAACGTATTCGATTTTCGCCACAGCCGGTCCATCAAGAATGTTGACCCCCAGGCCGCTGGGAAGGAACTTGAGCGCATCCGCGGAGAAAAGGGGATCCTCATCCCGGCCGATGTCGTGGCCGAGGCGGAGCGGGTCGATTCCCCGCTGCACGCCGCATTCGAGTGGGATGACAGCGCTGCCGCCCATCAGCACCGACTCAACCAGGCTCGCCGATTGATCGTGTCGCTGCGAGTCCTGAACTCGCCAACCGCCAAACCAATGGTCGCATTCGTCTCCGTGAGCACGCCAGGCATGGGCAGGAACTACGTCCCGACCGCCGACGCTATGTCGGACGACGAACTCAAGTTTCGCGTGCTGGAAGAAATCCGGACATTCATAGAGGGCATAGAGAGGAGGTACGCCCATTTTTCCGAAGTCGCCGAACTGCTCGGCAGGCTCAAGAGTAACGTCGCCTAGCATCGCCAGCAGGGCACAGCACCGCACGGCAATGCAGGGCACCGCACGGCAATGCAGGGCAAACCATCGCCAGCAGAGCACCGCAATGCAATGCACCGCAGGGCAGGGCATGGCATCGCAAACCATCGCCAGCATCGCAATGCACGGCACCGCAGTGCACCGCACGGCAACGCAGGGCAAACCATCGCCAGCAAGGCAACGCACGGCACCGCACCGCAAAGCAGGGCAAACCATCGCCAGCAGCGCAATGCACCGCAAAGCAGGGCAAACCATCGCCAGCAGCGCAAAGTTTCTTTTTCCCCCTTGACATTATCCAGGAGCCCTGCCTAAGATAACGCCAATTCGATCATAGCAAGCGGCCAACGTCTAACCGGCGGCTCTTGCCAGCGGAGTGTAATCCCACTTCGCCGGCCAGCGCCGCCGGTCTCATTTTCCGGCTTTAGGCTCTCCCGGCGATAACCGGAGAGCTGCAATGGCTGAGACCAATTCGACCAAACTACTGCGAGAGCAACTCGGCGAGGACCGCAAGGTCATCCGCGCCATGGCGGACAGGATCAATGCCGAGGCGCGCGACTTCACCGCAGAGGAACAGGAATCGTGGGACGCGGTGAATGCTTCCTATGACGGTAAGGCCAAGCGCCTGGAGTTCCTCGTCCGCGCCGACGCCATCGACTCCAAGCTCGCGGCCCAAACTGAAATCAACCGGTCGCTCGGCTCCAGCGTCCGCATCGCAACGACAGGCGATCCGGGAATCCAACCAACCGCCAAGACCCAGGCGGCCGCGTTCGGCGCCTGGATGCGGAGCCAATCCGGCCGCGTCGATCTTGAGGAGCACGAGGTCGAGGCGGCCCGCGTCTGCGGCGTCCGGCTCAATTCGCAATCCTACGAGTTCAACCGGCCCATCGGCATGCGCCAGCACAATTGCTGGGACTCCAAGGGCATCATCGACTACGGCGCCAACCTCTCTCAATTCAACCCGTCAACCGGCGGGTACACGGTCCCCGAGACTTTCGTCCGCACGTTTGAAGTCGCACTGCTCCAGTACGGCGGCGTTCGCCAGGTCGCAGAGATCATGACCACGGCCACGGGTGAGACGCTCACCTGGCCGTGCGCGGACGACACTGGCAACCAGGGCTCTCAGATCGGCGAGAGCGTTGCCGTCACGAGCACCACCACCACGAATCCCGCGTTCAAGGCGAAGACCTGGGGCGCATTTGGTTACACATCAAATTTCATCCTCGTGCCTTTTGGGTTATTGAGAGATTCCACTTTCAACCTCGCCGACATCGTGAGCAACATGATGGGCGAGCGCGTGGGCCGAAAGACGAACGCCCACTTCACCACGGGCGACGGGGCAAGCAAGCCCTCCGGCATCGTCACCGACTCCGCTCTCGGCGTCACCGCCGCCAGCGCGACGGCGATTGCCGCGGACGAACTCTACGATCTGGAGCATAGCATCGACCCCTCCTATCGCGGCATGGGTTGCGGGTGGATGATGCACGACACCATCCTGAAGAACCTCCGCAAACTCAAAGACGGCCAGGGCCGCTACCTGTGGCAGGAAGGTATGTCCACGGGCGCGCCGAACATGCTGCTCGGCTACCCGTACACGATCTCGCAGGAAATGCAATCGTCAATCGCCACGGCAACGAAAACGATTTTGTTCGGCCTGTTCTCGAAGTACAAAATCCGCGACGTTGGCGGTGTCCGCATGATCCGCGTCAACGAACTCTACGCCGCGACGGATAACGTCGGATTCAACGTAATCAGCTATCACGACGGGCACCTGCTCGACGCGGGAACCAATCCCGTCAAGCATCTGCTCCAGGCATAAGGACCGTGAACCATGAAAGTGAAACTCAGCCAACCAAGGGCAACGAATTCGGGGCCGGAACAGATCGGCGACGAAGTGGAGGTCCCGAACGACGAGGGCCTACGCATGATCGCCAGGGGCCAGGCCAAGGAAGTCAAACCGGAAAAACAGGGCGGAAACGCCCAGCGTCAATAACCGTCCGCGCAGGACTTTTCGGAGTTCGTCATGAGCTATATCGCATCGCTACTCAAGGCCGGCAAGTTCTCAAAACTTGAGGCCCGCGCCGCCGCCGGGACAACTGATCTGACGAGTGACGTTCTCGACATGGCCGGTTTCGATTCCGTGTTGTTCATCGCTTCGTCCGGCGATGCCACGAGCGGCACAGTAATCGAAATGCAGGTTTTCGGCAACACGGCGAACAGTGGCAGCGGCGGAACCGAAGTCACCGATGGCACGGCGGCTCAAACGTCAACGACTGGAACCGACGCCGACAACAAACTTCTGATCGCCGACATCGTGCGCTGGAATCCGGCCTATCGCTACGCCTATGGGGTCTTCGCAATCGACACGCAAAATTGCGAGGCCGACGGCATCTATTCGATCCAATACAACGCGCGCGATCTGCCGGTGACGCAACCGGCGAGCGTTGGCGCCAGTGGCGTCGTCGTCGCCGGATAATCGACCGCATCACCTGTGTCCGTGTGACTACTCGGCAATGCCGGGTCAACCAACAGGAATCACGTCATGGCAACCGCAGCGCAAAGATCATACCAGCCGAAGGTGTACCGCGAGCAAGGCGGCAACATCCTCCGCGTCCGAAGCAATAGCAACACGGACCGCGGGTTGATCGTCTCCGAGGATGACCTGTGGGGCGACTGCCCGCTCCTGAACTATCTGCTCGATCCGACCATCGGCACGTACCTGCACGAGGACTGGCAGAGTTACGACGCGGCCGCGACGGACGGAGATTACGCCCTCACCCAAGCCACGACCGGAACAGCGGCGCTCAACACGGCCGAGACGGGAACGCTGCTGCTCGACTCCAACAGCACGACAAGTCCGCAGGGTGCCACGCTCCAGCACAACAAATCCATCTGGGTTCCGGTCGCCTCGACCACGCTCTGGGCTGAGTTTGAGTTCAAGGTCGTGGACACGTTCGACAAGGTCGAGTTGTTCTGCGGGCTCTCGGAACTCGACACGACCCTGATCGCGTCCAGCCTGAACAGCTCGGCGAACCATATCGGCTGGGAGTGCGTGACCGATGACGGCGTGCTGATCTTCGCCGGTGAGAAGGCTGGGGCGCGGGACACGGCGGCAGCCGCGACGATTGCCGAAGACACATACATCAAGCTCGGTTTCAAAGTCACCGGCATCACGTCAATTCAACAGTACGTCAACGGCACGGCGACGGGCTCGGCACTGGCAACCGCCAACGTCCCCATCGTCGCGCTGTATCCGAGTTTCGTTTGCCAGACCGCCGGGACGAACGATCCGATCATGCACCTGCGCGGCTACCGTATTTTCCAGACCCGAGCATAACAAGGGGCCTCCATGATTATCACAACTGAAATCACCGGGCAAGTCGGCCTGCAAACTCTGGCGGACGGCTCCGCAGGAAGGCCTGCGATGGGCCGGCTCGGCAATATCATCGTCGCCGACCTGTTCCGCGAGGCGGCCCTGCGCGGGCGGTGCTTCACTGTCGCCAACCAGTCCGGCGTTACCTCGCAGGCCGGGCTGTCCGCGACCACGCCAGTGTTGACGCTCTACAACCCGGCCGGGTCCGGGAAGAACGGATTCCTCTGGTTTGCCGGTGCCACGTTCACCGTTGCCCCCGCGACTGTCGGGGCCGTGTGGCTCGCCGCCGGAAGCGTCTTAACGGCGGCTGCCGTTACCGGGACCGCGACGACGGCCCACCGAAACCTCAAGCTCGGCGGCGGGGCTCCGGCGTTGCAACCGCTGCTCGCCGCAACGTTGCCTGCCGCGCCTGTGGCGATTGCCACGCTCGGCACGAATTTCACCGGCGCCGTCACGACCATCCCGCAGTCGGCGGCGCTCGGCCGTTGGTTCGGCGGTGGCGTCATCATCACGCCGGGGTCGAACGTCAGCATCCAGACGGGCGTGGCCTCGGGCGCGTCCGGCCTGTTCTGCGAGTTCATCTGGGAAGAAGAAGATGAGTAATGGCCGACGGCATCTATCAGCCGGACGAATGCTACGGGCTCAATCAGTCCGTCGCACCCACGGAAGAGCCGATAACCATTGACGAGGTTCGGCAGTGG